CAAACACTACACAGCCGAACAATTAGTTGAACATTTCTCGAAAAAAATGAGCAGCAGCATTTATTCTCTGGGAATCTCAAATGATGATCGCGATAAATTTGCATTTGTCTATAGCAATGTCAAAAATCCATCTATAAAAGTTTGTATTGATGTTGCCAATGGTTATACTCAATCGTTTGTTGATTTTATCAGAGAATTTCGTGAGTGGTATCCTGATGTGATATTGATGGCAGGTAATGTTGTCACACCAGAGATGACAGAAGAACTAATTCTCGCAGGTGTTGACATCGTGAAAGTTGGTATTGGTCCTGGCTCTGTTTGCACTACACGCAAAAAGACAGGCGTCGGCTATCCTCAGTTGAGTGCGGTTATAGAGTGTGCTGATGCTGCACATGGTCTCAAGGGTCATATTATAGCGGACGGAGGGTGTACCGTTCCTGGAGACATTGTGAAAGCATTTGCTGCAGGAGCCGACTTTGTTATGCTTGGCGGAATGCTTGCTGGACACAAAGAAGGTGGAGCATCTCCGTTTGGTGACAATCAATTTTATGGTATGAGTTCTGATACAGCCATGGATTTACATAATGGTGGTGTGGCAAACTATCGCGCCTCTGAAGGCAAGACCGTTGAGATTCCATATCGTGGTGAAGTGGGCAGAACTATGCAAGATATTCTTGGTGGTCTGCGTTCAGCGTGTACTTATATTGGAGCAAGTGAATTGAAAGAGTTGAGTAAGCGTACAACGTTTGTTCGTGTTACTCAGCAGTTGAACAATTCCTTGAGTGAATATGAGATCTAATATGGCAAACAGAGAAGAAAAGAATAACTTTTCAATGATGATCATGCAAATGGCAATCAATGAGAAGATAGACCACATGGATGCAATTACAACTTATTGCGAACGTAATAACCTTGAGATTGAAGTTGCCGCTACACTCATCAATGAGTCTTTGAAGAGTCTAATCGAATCTGAGGCTGAACAACTGCGTTATCTCCCAAGAAGCGGAAGGTTGCCCATATGAGTTGGCAGTTACTAATCTGGAATATCTTTTCGTGGACATTCACAGGCGTCATGATTTATGTGACGAAGTCTAGCATGTGGTGGTTGATTCTTCCTGCTGCCTTTACAATGACTAAAAGCGCATCTGATTTGGTGAAGGCAGTTGTAGAAGAAAACGCAAAGCAAGAAAAAACAACTGAACTAGATGAAGAAACATTAGAACAGATGCAGCAATACATGGATAAAATTCGAAGAGGAGTAACACGTTGAACGGATATGATCTCTACGGATTATATCAAGCCATCAAGTTACATTTTACTTCCGAGAGTTATAACTTCTTTCATTACGATGGCAAGACAAGGATCTCAGTCGATGCATTTCAAAAACGCCGTGACAAATTTTTATTCCACCGTCTTGCGCGCAAGTATCGCGACGATGAGATGGTTCCATTTCTGGTTGCTAATTTTGTACATAGTGATGATAATTGGACCAAGTCTCTACTTGAGGAAGAAGCTGAATCTACCTACAGAGAATGGAAACGAACGACAGATTCCATGAGCAAGATCTATGTTGAAGATCTAAACAAAATTTGCAATAAAGAAACATTCAACGATCTGTTTAAAGTTCAAGAGGGTGAGTTCCCTAAATTGCTAACTCACTTTATGCACAGAGATATTACAATTGAAACGATGGTAATTCTAAACAATCTTTTCAATTTTATTCAAATTTGGGACAAGAAGATTTCTGAAGACATCATCTATCCCAAAATTTCAAGAAAGATTCGCAAGTATGGATCATTCTTGAACGTGAATGTCGATAAGTATAAATTGCTAACAAAGCAAACTTTACTTGGCGACGATTGTGATATATAATAATATGGTGATGAAGAAAGTGGACAAGTCGATATACATTAATACAACGCTATACGGAGAATACAAATGAGTCTATCAAGTCTAAAGAACAAGAGTTCATCTCTTGATAAGTTGAAGAAGGCAGTTGAGCAATCTTCAGCAGGTAATGGTGGTGGCAAGAACGTCGATGATCGTTTTTGGCAACCAGAAGTTGATGCCGCTGGCAACGGATACGCAGTTATCCGCTTCCTCGATACGCCAGCCGTTGACGGTGAAGATGGTCTTCCTTGGGTTCAGATCTGGTCGCATGGCTTTCAAGGTCCAGGCGGTTGGTACATCGAGAACTCATTGACGACTATCGGTAAGACGGATCCTGTTTCTGAGCACAACACAGTTCTCTGGAACTCAGGAATTGAAGCAAACAAAGAAATCGCTCGTAAGCAAAAGCGTAAGTTGACTTACATCGCGAACGTTCTTGTTGTTTCTGATCCGAAGCGTCCGCAGAATGAAGGTAAGGTTTTCCTCTACAAGTTTGGTAAGAAGATCTTTGATAAGATCAAGGAAAAACTTGAGCCACAGTTTGCTGACGAAACTCCGCTGAATCCGTTTGACTTCTGGAAGGGTGCAAACTTTAAGGTCAAGATTCGCAACGTCGAAGGCTATCGTAACTACGATAAGTCGGAGTTTGATTCTGCTGCTCCGCTGTTCAATGGTGACGATGCTCAGATTGAGAAGGTCTGGAAGTCTGCTCACTCGCTCAAGGATTTCTTGAAGCCAGAAAACTTCAAGTCCTATGACGAACTGAAGGTGAAGTTGGATCGCGTTCTTGGTGCTGGTGGCACTGCTGGTGCTGCCTCGAGGAAGATTGATGATGAAGAAACTTCTTCTCCTGTCATTCGCTCCGCTCCAGCCAAGAGGGTCACTGCTGAGGAAGTCAGCGTCGATGATGACGACATGGCATTCTTCGAGAAGTTGGCTGCCGAATAAGTTAAATTAGAAAACCGTAGATGTTTTCAGGGGGACTTTGTGTCCCCCTTTTTTATGCATTTCTAACGTGTGGGAATGGTTCGTCAATATTATTTCTTTGTTGTAGAACCTTTACATCTTGTGCAACTCTAGTAAGTTCTTCAACTGTTCGTTTGACGCCAACAACTGCTGCTTCTGCTTTTATCTCTGCTGATGTAGCATCACCTGTTTGATCAGCAACTGCTGGTGTTTCTGTGGCTGTAGGCAATACTTGAGCAATAGTTCCCAATGACATAAAGTATTTCATCATTGCTTGATCAGCCTCAGCACTGTTTTGAGGAGCAAGATTATTTCTTAATGCATTTAATCTGTCGCGTGATGCCATTAAAGTTCCAGAGGCACCGCCTTGCTTTTGATAAGCATCTAGCCAACTTGCCTGATACCTTTCAACAGTCAACCCAGTATTCATTGCTAGTTGCTGCGCCGATAGTTCTCCACGTATGTTACCAGTGTACCAAGCAACAGGAACCTTTGAAACATCACCATTCGTTGCAATTAAAACCTCATTTACATAGGCAGCAGCGACCATATCTTGAACAGCTGGTGGAGCATCAACTGCTCTTTGATATTGTGTTCCGATGTTGTACTTTTTAGTGAGTCCTTGCCATGTTCCATCAACAAACTGATATGCACCAGAGGCACTCGCCTTTGCGTATCCTGCCTTTCTAGCACGCTCTTGTGCTGCAGGATTTTTCATCAAATCAGCATTGTAGTTATTACCAGATTCTTTTTGTCTTATTGTTGCAAGAATAGTTTCTACACCACCATCAATTTGATTTACGCCTTCAAACTTTTGAACTTTGTTGAACGCATTTAAATCAGCTTCTGATGGTGTAGTTGTTTGTTCACCTGTAGTTGTGGTAGGCAACGGAGGAGGAGGTTCTCCGTTATATAACATGCGGAATATCCATTCAGCAGCTGATGTAGTTGTATCTCCCATCGCGAAATCTGCAACAACACCTAAACCAAGACCACCTAGAAAACCTACAGCAGTTCCAATTGGTCCACCAACAGCAGTGCCAAGTAATCCACCCAACACTCCGCTGATAGTTCCAACACCAAGCACATTGACTAAAGTTCTCCAGCCTTCAACTGATCTATTTTTGTATTCATCGTATCCAATGTTACCATTTTCATACTGTTCCACTGCAGCATACATATCCATGATAGTTGGCACAAGAATAGCGATACCCAAAGCGCCACCTTTTGCTGCAGCAAATTTTAGTTTAGGGCTGTTGATGAATCCAGACATCATCGCCAATCCTCTTTTAACAATAACAGGAACTTTTTTACGCACTCTTTGCGCTGTTGTTGTTGGAGCACCAGTTTGTTCTGGTAAACTTTTCCACGTTTTACCATCCCAAACTCTTCCACCGCGAACCATTCCTGGGAGTAATCCTCTACCAGCAACAGCACCTGCAGCACCAGCAACCCCTGCGGCAACACCACCACCAGCAGATGCAGCAGCGGCAGCACCCCCAGCAGCTGTTGCAGCAGCACCCATCCCCATCAAACCTTTAATGCCACCTAACACTCCGCTACCACGAGGAACATTGCCAAATTTTCCTTTTAGAAATTCTGCTGCATTGATACCATATTTTAATGCTAAGAATCCAGTGATAGACATTATAGCATTATCAACTGGACGCATAACTGACTCAATTAGATCATTAATATCCTTCTTCATTTGAATTTGTTGCTGTTTAAGTTCATACTCAAATGTGCCAGGATTATATTCATTTTTTAAATCTTCTTTGCTAAAGAGCTCCATGCCCCTTTCGCCTCTCAATCTTTTCATGGCGCGTTCATTTGAACTGAGAGCAAGACCACCTAATGCAGTAACTTTAAATGCAGTGCCTAATATTGGCATTGCTTTACCAATGAGTGCCTTAACTGTTTTATTAATAACAGCTGACCCTAGCATTGCAGTTGCACCTGCCACTGCTGTGCCAGCAAGCCCTGCTACAGCCACACCGCCACCTGCTGCGCCAACGCCCAATGAAGTCAATGTTCCTAAAATACCAGCAGCAAGTAAAGCCCTGTTTTTTTCTTTTTCGTCTTTTTCTTTTTGTTTATTAATTTT